CCTGAAGCTCCAAGATTAACGTTATCATATAAAGCATTATCATTAAATTGAGTAGAGACTGGATAATGCATCATTACTATAGGTTCATTTCTTTCTTCAAGAAATCTCATTCCTGCTTGTAATGAGGTGGAGACACTTTTTCCTAGTTGTGTTTGAGCCACTGAACCGAATAGTTGTTGAGCGCCAGCACTTACTTTTGCTCTAAATCCTTTTCCTACATTATTAAATGATACGCCACCCGTAGAAGCTAAATCAGTAGTATCATTAAAATCTTCTTCGTTACTTGCAAAATCAGCATTTGCACCATCGAATGTAGTGTCGTCTGCAAAAAATGGAGTTGCACCTTGTTTTTTTAGATTATCTTCAATAGTCTTATCCATTTGTTTTTGTGATTGATCAGTTGGTGAACCATATCTCATAACTTTAAATCTTATTGTAGCAGGATATGCAGGATTTCCAACCACGTCTAACGGATACATTAAAGCATCAGTTGATCCAGTTTCAGTTAAAGATTGTGCTGCAGTAAGAGTTTCGCCTAATCCAGATTTATTTGTAAATGATCGAACTGCCTCACCTACGTTTCCAAAAAGAGATCTTCCAACTTTTTCTCCTAACGGGCCGACTTTATTTAGTATGCTCATATTAAACCTATAGATATATTAAAGTATTATTTGTTTATTTATATGGTTTATTCAGGTCGTTACATAGTTAAAAATAAAACAAAATATAAAGGTGATTTTAATAACGTTATTTATAGATCACTTTGGGAACGAGCTGTGTTTGGTTGGTGTGATAATAATCCAAAGATTAAATATTGGAGTTCAGAAGAAGTTGTAATTCCATATTTCTATGAAGTAGATAAAAAGTACCATAAGTATTTTGTTGATGTTAAAATAATGTACGAAGATAAAACATTATTAGTTGAGATAAAACCTGAAAGAGAAACTGTACCACCAACAGGCGAAAAAAGAACTAAGAGGTATATTGCAGAAGGTTTAAATTACGTAAAAAATATGAATAAATGGGAAGCTGCTGATAACTACGCAAAAGATAGAGGTTGGGAGTTTCATATATGGACAGAAAAAACTCTGCAAGAAATGAAACTGTTACCAAAGCCTGTACCAGGTAAATTAAAAAAGTATACGCCATTAAAGCCATTTCGTAAAAGAAAACGTAAGAAAAAGTTATAAATAGAAACATGAGTAATTTATTTCAAAAATTAGAACTTGAAGCTTTTAGAAAAGGCATTACACCTAGAACTAAAGAATCAAGAGAATGGTTTCGTAAAAAGGTGCAACAACTTACAAGAGTTAATAGACAACAACTTATTAGAAACCCAGAAGTAAAACAAAAATCAAGTCACACATATGGTACTATGATAATGTTCACTTACGATCCAAAGCATAAAGAAAAATTACCTTACTATGATACCTTCCCTTTGGTGATACCGATTGAACCTGCACCGGGTGGTTTTAGAGGACTTAACTTACATTATGTTCCTCCGGTTCTTCGAGCAAAGTTTTTAGATAGTTTACTAGAAACAACTAATAAAAAGTATGATGAAAGCACAAGGTTTAGATTAACTTATAACTTACTCAAAAGCGCAGCAAAATTTAGATATTTTAAACCATGTTTAAAACATTATCTACTACAGCACGTAAGATCAAGATTTGCAGAAGTTGCGTCACCAGAATGGGAGATAGCGACGTTTCTACCTATTGCTAGATGGCAAAAAGAAAGCGCTAATAGAGTATATTCTGATTCAAGAAGGATAGCAAATGGCTAATAGTATAGATGAAATTAAAGCATTAGCGAATACCAAACTAGGATTTGCAAGATCAAATAGATTTTTAGTAACGCTACCTACTAATTTCGGCGGAGGAGGCGGATTGATAGGTGGAGTATTAGGTCTGTTAAATCTTGGCGGCGGCGGAGCATCTGGCAGAGAATTAAACATATTATGTAGTAATGCAACTTTACCTGCAAAAGCCATATTAACTAATGATAGAAGAATAGGTATGGAGTTTCAAAAAGTTGCTTATGGTTACGCTGTTGATGACGTAAGTATGACTTTTTATTTAATGAATGATTATGGTGTAAAAGAATATTTTGATGCTTGGAGAAACACAATAATACCTGAAGAAGGTTTTAGTGCGTTTACATCTAAATATAAAGATGAGTATGCCAGAGATGTAACTATACATCAACTCAGACAGCCACTTAAAGGGTTTAGCAAACAAATAGGACCTATAAGATTTAATGCTGGTATTGGCGGAGGAAGTGTTTATTCAGTTGACTTAATTGATGCATTTCCAATAGCAACAAGTGCTATAGAATTAACGAACGAACTAGATGGTCTAGTTCAATTGACAGTAACCTTTGCGTTTACAAACTGGAGAAGATCTAAAAACGTACAAGGTTTTATTAACATGGATATTGATACACCACTTGGTGGTATTGATATATTATAGGAGTGATTGATGGGTTTACCTAAATTATCAAATGATAAACCAATTTATGAACTAACTGTACCGTCTACTAATAAATTAGTTAAGTACAGACCATTTTTGGTAAAAGAACAAAAATCAATGTTAGTAGCTTTCGAATCAAAAGATACTAAACAGATATTAAATTCAATATTACAATGTATTGAAAATTGTGTACAAGACATCGACGTAAATAAACTTTCTACGTTTGATGTTGATTACATATTCACAAAAGTAAGATCAAAATCAGTAGGTGAGACTTCAAGAATATTAATGGCTTGCAGTGAATGTAATGAAGAAAATGAAGTTACTGTTAACTTAGATGGCGTTAAGTTGACAGAAACTGAAATTAAAGATAACGTGATTAAATTAAATGACGATATCGCAGTAACTATGAAATATCCTACATACGTTGATATGCTTAGGCATCAAAACATATTTAAAGAAGATGCAAAAGAAGCTTCAGTTATATTTGAAAATATTAAAATGTGTATGCATTCTGTACAAACAGAAGAAGAAAACGTTTTAATAAAAGATGAGACTGAGGAAGAGATTGAAACTTTTGTTAATAGTTTAAATAATGTTCAAATGCAAAAGATTATGGATTTTGTTGAAGGATTACCAAATTTAGTTTATGAAGATACTTTTGAATGCAAAAAATGCAAGAAAGAAAACGTAGTTAAATTACAGGGGCTCAATGATTTTTTTTAATTAACCTCTCTCATGAAACGTTGGAGAACTATTTCAAGACGAATTTTTTAATGATGCAGCATTTCAACTATTCATTATCAGACTTAGAAGGAATGTTACCGTGGGAGAGAGAGGTTTATATAATATTATTAAATGAGCACTTAGAGGAAAAACAAAGAGAGCAAAGTGGCAGCAACATTAGCAGATATCAATAAGACCTTAATAAGTGTAGATGAGAATACTCAGAAAACAAGTAAAGGTATAAACGGCTTCTTAACTTATCTTAAAGGAAGAGACGCTAAAGAAGATAGAAAAGAACTTGAAGCTTCTCGCGAAGCAAGAAAAGTAAATACTCGAGACACACAACAATCATCAGGTGGAGGTGGTAGATTTAGTGGTTTCAAATTGCCAAGTTTTAGTTTACCTAGTCTAGGAGCACTTGCAACCGCTGCAACTCTATTTACAACTCGACTTTTTAAAAGAGGCCTTATTGGTGGTTTACTAACAGGATTTGCTGATGAAATTGCTAACTTCTTTTTACCTGGAGAACCAGGAGAGAAACAATTAACAAAAGATTTAAGAAAATATTTAACAGGTGCTTTAGAAGGATTTGGTTTAGGTTATATCTTATTTGGTAAAAAAGGTGGAATACTTGGTGGAATACTCGGTGCTTTAACTAAAAATGAGAAAGTAGATAAAGAACTAGGTAGACTAACAGATAATTTAGAAAAGTTAGCTACAGTAATTTTTGGTCCTGATTACAAAGGTGGATTTGCTGCAATGGCTAATAGTATTGCTAATCTTGCAGGTGACGGCCTTACACGTTTAAATAATCTTGTTGAAGGTAAGAACTTTAGCACAGAAAATATAAGAGAACTTGGTAAAGACATTCTTGGTGCGGCTGGTGTCTTAGGTGCCTTTGGTTTTTTTGTTTCACCTAAGTTTAGAAAAATGTTATTAAGCGTAAAGACATTAAAAAAATTACCAGTTGTTGCTTCAATAATCGCTTTAGCAAACTTACTTGGTTATACTGTATCTGAAGATGGTAGTGAAGGACCATCGAATCTCGAGATTGGTGCAGGCGTTGTAGGTACTACGTACTTAGCAAAGAAAGGTTATGATGCTTTTAAAAATCGTGGAGCTGGTGACCCAAGAAAATTAGACCCAGGGTACAATGAAAAAATAAAAGCAGCAAACAAACTTTCACCATCGGCTTTAAGTAAAGCAGGTTTAGAAAAAGCTAAAGGTGGCGGCGTACAACAAAAAGGTTCAGGTAGGTTTGCTACAAATGCGCAACTCGATAAAGCACTAGAAAACAGATATGGTAGAATATTTGGACCTAAAGGTATTGCTCGTTTTCTTGGTGGTGTGTGGCCATTAGGTTTACTTGCAGGTATTTTAACAGCCAGTAGCGTACAGCAAACATTAGCAGATGACAATTTATCTGAAGATGAAAAAAGAAAAAGAATAGGTGAAGAACTTGGTTCTTCACTGAATATGTTTGCCTTTGGTGCGCTCGGTGGAGCTCTTGGTGGAGTTACATTCGGACCTAAAGGCGCTACAGTCGGAAGTATACTTCTTGGTTCTCTTGGAGCTTTGGCTCCTAATGTGGCAGGTGATTATTTAGCAAGTTGGTTCTTAGGAAGACCGATGTCCGAAAGTCAATTAAATCAGATTACAAGTTTAAATCATATTAGAAAAAGAGCTCAAGGCGGTGGAATGAATCTATTTCAAGATATATCAAGCACTGAAGGGATTGTGAGTAGGTTACCACCTTCATCTGCTACCACTCTTGGTAGTAATCTTCCGAATGCAATGACAGGTGGAGGAGCACCAGCTTCAAATCCTAATACGTTAATCACTTCACAAAACAATTACTCAACACAAAATCAATCTTTGATAGTGGGCCACCCTAACACGCGTGATGGATCGAACGCACTAAATCAAAGATTGAATGTTGGATTGAGCGGGACTTAAGCGTCTTCTTTTGCAAGTTTAGCGAAGTAAGACATTGTGTCCTCTTCAGAAGTATCAACTTCTTCAGCAGTCACTGGAGCTACAGACTCAACTGGCTCGTTAATCTTATTCTCTTCCTTAACTTGATAAGTGCCTTGGTTCATTTCCTCTCCAAGAACTCTCATTAATTTCGCTTTTAACTCATCATATGTCTTATAGTTCTTAGGATTAGTGAACTCGGTAAGATCATGCAATTGATTATATGCACTTTCTAACTTAGCCTCATCACCATCTTGAAATACTGCAGCAGGTGCGAACTCAGATTTATCGTAGTTTCTATAACCTTCTACGTTTCTAATCTTAAGTTTAAAATCTGCGCCTTCCCAGAAATCAAATGGATCTATTGGTTGCTCATCTGCAAAAGATGGATTCATAAGATCATAAATCTTATCGAAGATTTTTTTACCGAACTTATATAGGAATACCTTACCTTCGTTTTGAGGAGCTGAAGGATCGCTTACAACCATAATATTGGTTACGTAATGCAGTCTTCTTTTTTGACTTCTAGCTTTTTCTTTATCAGATTCTATACCTGAATTCCAAAGTCTAGAGTTTAACTCACCAACTGGATCTGGTTGACCTATAGAAGTTAGAGAGTTTTCGATATACCATAAACCGGTAGGGCCTTTGAACCCGTGATCCCAATATCTTACAAATGGAATCTCGCCATCTTTACCTGGCAAGAACCTGATTACGGCATAACCGTTACCAGCTTTATCAACAGTTGGTTTCCAAATCCTGTCATCGACGTAGGATTTTGTTTCACCACTAGATGTGGCTTCTGCTGCTTTAATGATTTTGCTGATATTACTTCCGCGATTGCGTTTTAATGTTTCAAATGACATCGTATTGTCTCCTTATTAACTGAAATATTAACTGAAATATTACTTGTATATAGTACCCTCCCAACCATTCACTAGCTTGCAAGGTACCTATAATATATATACAACTTTACTCAAAAAATGCATCATCAATAGAATTTTTTTTCGGTAAGAAATTTAAATTCATTGCCTCTGCTTCAATCTTATCTTTAATAACAGGCGAAATAAATCTTTTGATATCTTCTACTTCAATCTGATTTTTTTCACATACATGAATCACAGCATCCATATAAGGTATCTTTTTTTCAGCTACTGTACCTTCGATAAGTTTGGTGAATCTCGTTCTTGTTAGAAATTGTTCTTCAACTTTACTCATTTGTCTAACACTCTTAATAATATAGTATCTTTATTGATACGACCGTTCGGTGCAAATGTTTTTGTAGTTATACCTTTCCATGCCTCATCAATTTGTTTTGGTGTCTTTGATAAGAACACTGGTAAGTAATCATCAGGCTTACGTAAAGTTACTGCTCTACTTGTAGCCTTGTTAAAATTCTTAATAGTCGAACCTGATATTACAAATCCACTTGGACTGTCTGTAACGTACTCAGTAACAACTTTGTATTTACAATTAAAAGTGTACAACCTATTTTTATTTGGTATCTGTATTGGATTGATAGATACAATTTTAAAATTAGCATCTTCTTTCTTATATTGTACTTTTGATACCTGTTTATCGATCGCAACAGAACCTTTAATTTTAACGTTACGAGATGCTTTACTTGCAGATTTAATTCTATCTAAATCAGAAAGCATTTCTTTACAGACTTTAATTCTGTGATTGAGAGCTGACCTTTTAAGGTGGGAGTAACCTTCAACAGCTTGATCACATCTTTTGTGATATGCATCTTCATAATCTAAGAGCCAGCCCTCAATCATCGGCTTAACTTGACTTACTGCAGCATTTGTTAAGCCATGGAACTTGAACCTATCATATACATTAATAGTGGCATCTTCACCATCAATCCATTTGTCTTCTAGTTCAAGTAATTCTTGCATTATTGTATTATTAACTTTTCGCATTAACTTTACAGTTGGTGATATTGAAATAACGTTATTAACTTTTTGTTTTTCTTCGTATAACTTTTTACCTGGTTCAATTAGTAGTATTGCTTTATCCATTAATGCATTAAGGAATTCACTAGCTAAATTTCCACCAAGATCATTATTCTTATACAAATCATTATTATACCAAAACGCAGCAGCTGCATGGTGAGTCATTGAAAAATGATAATCTGGATTTGCTAAAATATATTTTCCATTGTTTGTTTCTTTCAACGGAAAGTTATTTTTAATCCAAGTTTTTACTTGCTGAATACAATCTTTTCTATCAACTTGTAAATGAAAGTAATCTCTTACTGCGTTAAAACCTTTATCAACTGGAACACCAGCAAGACCTGTTCTTGCTTTCGCTCTTGCGTTTTTCTTTCTTGTCTTCTTACCTTTTAATGCTGTCAAACTCATAAATTATTCTCCCTCATATAATTACCGACTGCGCCTTTTACCATGTTAGGGTACTCACCTAAATAAGTACCTGCTACTAACATATCTTTTGTTAATAAATATTTGTGCATATGCTCAATATTATCCCAGTTATTGAGTATCTCTTTTGCTAACATATCAAATTCAGTATCTGATATAAGTGGCTTATCCAACTCATAGTATGCATAAGCGCACATTAAATATTTTGCGATAGGATTCTTCATTACGTACGTATCGCTTTTAGTGATACGTTGCTGATATCGTCGTAAGTGCGAATAGACAATATAGTATCATCGCCGTTCTTATGCTTACCGATAGTAAAGTTCTCAAGAGCGCGATCAATAGACTTCTGTTCGGTCTTACCTTCGCCTGAGTAAAATGACTTACCATCTAAAGACTTATCAGATGCTGTAACGACTGTAAAATAATTTTTCATAATTAAACTCCCTTTTTCATTATATACTTATATTCTACCATACTTTTTAGTAAATGTACACCTTTTTTTTCACTTTTTTTAAATTTTGTTATTAACATGTTAACTAGTTTCTACGCATTGTTGCATATTCTTTGGCATCTGCGTTCTTACTTACAGGCACCATATTTGATTTGTGCATAGTAGCAATACCTGTTATGAAAGTGCCAGTGTAAGTATTTTGTTTAGACTTACCAACAATAGGACCCGTATAGTTGCTTGTTGGTAGAGCTCGTGAATGCTCCTTATAATTAGGAGCCTTA